CCGCTGGCGCTTCGACCATAACCATTGCTGTAGCGGTCAACGGTATTTTGTCTGCTGCCGCTGCTGCCGGCGCTGGCGCTGGCGCTGGTCTTCTGACCATACCGTCTGGCGTTACTGGCCAAGCCTGCTTTAAAATAATGTTCTCCAGTGCCACGGCGTACACGTTTAGCCGTGATTCTTAATTCAGCTCAAGGGGGTTTCGGCCCCCTTATTTTTAGGAGACCAACATGGCTGATCTAGTAGCATCACAAAAACTGCTTGACGGTGAACGGTTGTTCATCGGCAAATACACCAACATCTCAGACGGGACTGGCGAAACAGCGGTTGTGAAGATCGACGTGACCACTTTGGCCGTCAACGCTTATGGTCGTGCCTGCAATGGCGTCAAGATCAACAAAATCTGGGCCAGCACGCACGGTATGGAAGTCAGGATCCTATGGGATGCTTCGACCGACCTGATGACGTGGGCAATCCCGCAAAACGTAACTTACCTGATGGACTTTTCATCGTTTGGTGGTTTGCAAAACAATGCAGGCACTGGCGTGAATGGTAATGTCTTGTTCACCACCTCTGATATGTCTGCCGGCGATATGTACACCATCGTCCTCGAATGTATCAAAACTTACGCCAGCGCATAAGGAGCCACCCATGACCGTCGGAAAAGTCAAAAATTTTAATTTCAGCAAAACCGCCAAAGACATGTCGGCTGCCAAGTGCGCCGGTTATTCAATGGGCGGCTACATGAAAGGCGGCTCTGCCAAGATGGGCCAGAGTGTGCAGATGGCCAAGTCTAACGCCGTGCAAAAAAGCCTTGTCGGTCAGAAAATGACCAAGATGGCCAAGGGCGGCAAGATGGATAACTGCAACTACGCCAAAGGCGGCGCAACCGCTGGCAAGATCATAGAAGAAGCGACCGGGGAGAAATACCCAAGCCGCAAGGCAATGGTCAAGCATGAGCGGGAAGAAACTCCACGCATGCAGAAAGAAGAGCTGGTTCAGCGTTCTATGGTCAAGGGGGCAATCCCGCGCCGGCAGTACCCGGTAGCGCCGGCTGGCCCGATGATTGCGCCGCAAATGGCACGCGGTATGGCTCCTCCTGCAGTTGCCCCAATGCCCGCCATGAAAAAAGGCGGCTCGGCAATGTCCAAAGCTGGCACGGCAAAGGTTGGCAAGGTGATGGGTGAGTTCAAGTCTGGCGATCTTCACTCTGGCGCCAAATCCGGCCCTAAAGTTTCTTCGCGCAAGCAGGCTATTGCCATCGCAATGTCTGAAGCAAGAAACGTGGGCAAGAAAAAGAAGTAACGTGTCATCTTTGTTGATTTGACTTATACTTCAAGCACCGGGGTATGCTGTACCAGCACCCAGCTGACTATATTCTAGGGTTAGTATGGCATATTCTGGTAACGTGGGTGAAATTACATTCAACGCGCTGAAGGTTGTTGACCACGCCTTCAGGCGTTGCCGCTTGCCGGCTCAGGCCATCACCTCTGAAATGCACAGCTACGCGCTTGATTCGCTGTCGTTCCTGCTCTCCGAACTTGCCAACATCAAAACCCCCAGCTGGTGCATTGAAAAAGTTATTCTCCCGATGTACCAGAACCAGCCAGTCGTGTCGTTGCCGCTTGGCACAATCGACGTCCTGAACCTGAACTATCGCGTGCTGCAACTGTTGAGTGGGACTACGGTCACCACCTCGACGTCGTACACTGTGAGCTTTTCCTCTGCGACGGTCGTCAATACGATTGGCATCACTTGGTCGGCAGCGGCGGTGGCTGTCAATTTTCAAGTGAGCAATGACGGTTCCACGTGGAACACAGTGGGCAGCTCCAGCGATGTAGCAGCAGCCGGCGACATCACGTGGACTGACATATCGGGCGCCTTGGCCTACGCATATTTCCGCATAACGTCGGCAAGTCCAATTGTCTACAGCGCCATCACCATTGGCAACATGCCCCAAGAAATTCCGCTTGGCCAGTTGAGCCGAGACAGTTACGTCAACCAGAGCAACCAAGTATTCCCCGGTCGCCCATCAAGCTACTACTACCAGCGCGATCTGCCCAAGCCGATCGTCCGGATCTGGCCAGCACCTTTCGTGGCCGCCGAACAAGCCCAGCTGATATTGTGGCGCCACCGTCAAATCATGGACACCAACAACCTGCAGCAAGAAGTCGAAGTCCCGCAGCGTTGGCTCGAAGCGATTATCAACGGTTTAGCCGCCAAGGTAGCCGCAGAGACCCCGAGCGTAGACATCAATCTCGTCCCGATGCTTGAACAGCGGGCAGCCGCCAGCGTCCAGCGTGCGTGGGATGGTGACAACGATGGCTCGCCAATACAAATAAATCCGGGCATTGGAGTGTACACCGCATGAGTGTGTTCCTAGATCCGGGTGGACAGGCAACCTTTGGGATTGGCATTTGCGGTCGATGCTCCCGCAAGATGTTTCTGTCCGAGCTTTCTTCAGACCCCAACTATCCGGGGCTGATGGTTTGCGAAGCAGACAAGGATCAGTACGACCCGTACCGTCTGGCACCCCGCGCACCAGATAAGATTATCTTGCCGTTTGTCCGTCCGGATACCCCTATCAACACGAACCCTGCTGGCGTTATTCAAGAAGCAGGCGACGAATTCATCATCACAGAAGATGGTGAAAGATATTTGGAGATGTGACGAATGTCAGACGTGCCAAGTAACCTAATCCCGACCCGAATCACGCAGCTACCGCTTGCCCCCGAGGCATCCGAAGACTCGCTGATGATGATCGTGTATCAGGGCAACAACTACCAGATCCGCGTTGGTGACCTGTTGAGCGTTGCTGGGGTTCCTACGAGCACGCAGGTGATCGCTGGGACTGGCATGACTGGCGGTGGCCAGCTTACAGGCAACGTCACCCTGAGCGTGGCCAGCAAAGGCATAGGCAGCTCCCTGCTGGACAACACAGGAGTAACCGCTGGCGTTTACGGCAACGCGACCAATATTCCGGTGTTCACTGTAGATTCCACTGGCCGAGTAACGGCAGCGACGACCATTGCTGCCACACCGTCGACTGGCTACGTTCCTGTGACCCGCCAAGTGATTGCTGGGACAGGCCTGACAGGTGGTGGCGCGTTGAATGCGAACGTCACCCTGAATGCCAGCCTTGCCGACACGACGCCCTCATCCGCAACGACAAGCGGCGCTGCCGGCACATCGACAAACATTACACGAGCCGACCACCAGCATCCAGCTGTCAGCTTGAGCAGCGCCACTGAAGTCAAAAACATTCTGGGCCTGAGCAACGGCGGCACTGCCCGCAGCATGGTAATGCAGCCCGGCGCTATGATCTGGTCTGGATCCGATGGGTTGTATGTTAGTGCGGCAGGTACTGCTGGTCAGGTATTGGTATCTGGCGGCACAGGCGCGCCAACGTGGGGTTCGGCTCTGGTTATCAGCGACCAAGCGGCCAACGTAATATACGCCGGCCCAGTCAGTGGCGCGGCAGGCCCAACCAGTTTCCGGGCAATGGTTACGGCAGACCTCCCTAATTCCGGAGCCTCGGCAAACACTTATGGATCCTCTGCTAATGTTCCTGTCATTGCAGTCAACGCCAAAGGCCAGATAACCAGCGCCACCAATACCGCTATAAACGCTGTGGCTCTTACAACCGGCACGATTTCTACGGCGCCAAGCAATGGCACTGATCTTGTCAACAAAGACTATGCGGATTCTATCGGCTCTGGTATTAACTTTCACCCCGCTGCCAATTATGCAACGACTGCCGATCTCGGGGCTGCTACTTACAACAACGGAACGTCTGGCATAGGCGCAACGCTAACCAAAACAGCACCGCTATCTGCGCTTTCAATTGATGGCGGCAGTCCGTCTGTCAACCAGCGTATATTGGTTAAAAATCAAACCAACAGCGCATATAACGGCATTTACACAGTCACTGCAGTGGGTTCTGCCTCAGTAGCTTGGGTTCTTACTCGCGCTACCGACTACGACTCGTCTGGTACTGGAACCAACGAGATTGACCAAGGCGATTACGTTTTGGTCATATCTGGCACAACCCAAGCGAATACTTCGTGTGTTCAGCAAACCGCGCTGCCTATTACTGTTGGTACAACGGCGTAGGTGTTCACCCAGTTTGCTGCCCCAGTAACTTACTCGGCAGGTACGGGTTTAACATTAGCCGGTACAACTTTCAGCATTACTAACACAGCGGTTGCCGCAGGATCTTATGGTACGGCGTCCAGTGTCCCGACCTACTCGGTTAATGCCCAAGGACAGTTAACTTTATCGTCCAATACTTCCATTGCTATCAACGGCAACCAGATTACCTCTGGCACTGTTGGATCCAGCTATATCAGCGGGTCTTACACCGGCATTACAGGCGTGGGCACCCTGACTGCAGGAACATGGAACGCCACAACAATTGCTGCCGGGTACGGCGGAACTGGGCAATCCACTTATACGATTGGCGACATCCTTTACGCCAGCGGCTCTACTGCGTTGTCCAAACTGGCTGACGTAGCAACAGGCAACGCGCTGATTTCTGGCGGCGTAGGCGTAGCTCCGCTTTATGGGAAAATAGACCTTACAACTCATATAACCGGCGTACTACCTATCGCCAATGGCGGTACTAATTCAACCGCTACGGCTACCGCGGGTGGCATAGGTTACGGCACAGGCACGGCGCATGCCTATACTGCTGCCGGTACTACAGGCCAAGTCTTGACGTCAAATGGTGCCGGCGCCCCTACATGGGCCGCTGCAGCGGCAACAGGCGTTACCAGTGTTGCCCAGACCTTTACGGGCGGCCTTATATCGGTGTCCGGATCTCCGATCACTACGACCGGCACGCTGGCCCTCACGGTGGCCGGCACTTCGGGCGGCATTCCCTACTTTAGTTCTACATCTGCTTGGGCATCGTCCGGGGCGCTGACTCAATACGCGCTGGTCATTGGTGGCGGTGCGGGGGCAGCTCCGACGGTTGTGGCCAGTGTTGGGACAACAACTACTGTTTTACACGGCAATGCATCTGGCGCTCCCACTTTTGGCGCAGTGTCTTTAACGGCAGACGTATCCGGCACATTGCCTATCGCCAACGGTGGCACTAACAGTACGGCGACTGCTACCGCTGGCGGTGCGGCCTACGGAACGGGCACAGCCTATGCGGTTACTGCGGTAGGCACAGCGGGTCAAGTATTGGTATCAGCTGGCGCCAGTGCCCCTGCATGGGGTGGTATTAACGGAGGTACATTCTGATGATTGAAGAATTGGTTGCCAAAATGTTCAAGAGCCGCAACGCTGCGCACTTGAGCCACTGGAAGACAAAGTCCTACGCCGAGCACAAGGCGCTTGGTCATTACTACGACGACATCATTGATTCGCTCGACAGCTTTGTAGAGGCCTACCAAGGCACTTTTGGTATCATCGGCGATGTGCCCGGCGACACCGACAACATCATCAAGCTGATCCGTGAAGATCTGGTTTACATAAACGACAACCGCGAAGAAATATGTCGAAATGTGCCGGCCCTTGAAAATATAATCGACGAGTTGGCTGGCATTCACATGAAAACGCTCTACAAATTAGAAAATCTGAGGTAACACTATGTCGCAGACCGGCTATACCCCAATCCAGCTGTACCGCACAACCACAGCAGCGGCTGCGCCTTCTTCCGGCAACTTGGCCGCTGGTGAGCTGGCAATTAACATTGCTGACACGGACATGGCACTGTATGCCAAGAACAACACCGGCACCGTTAAGCGCATGATGAACAACCCAGCCGGCCTGAAATATCCGACAGCTGACGGCACTAGCGGGCAGTTGATGTCAACAGATGGTGCGGGCACCATTACCTTCACCACCCCTGCGGCATCTGGCGCTACGAAAGGTCAGGCTATCGCTTTCTCGATGATCTTTGGGCTTTAGGACATGGAACTGACACAAGACGAAGTTCTGAAAATGTTTGACTATCAAGAAGATGGCCATCTTGTCCGTCGCCTTTCAACTAGCGGTAACGGTAACTATGCCGGACGAGTTATAGGTACTAAGCCAGACGGCACTAGATCAAAACGATATAGCCAAACAAAATTGCGCGGCCAAAATGTTTCAGTGCATAAAGTTATATATTTGTATCATCATGGGATAATGCCGGAACAGGTTGATCACATAAATGGCAATAGCTCGGATAACAGAATAGAAAATTTGCGTATCGCTAATGCAGCACAAAACGCTCAAAATAGATCTTTGTTTTCTAACAATAAGTCAGGGTGCAAAGGTGTTATATGGCATAAAGCCATAAAAAAATGGCAGTCGTATGTGTCATTTAACAAACAAATGAAACATCTCGGATATTTTGTAGACAAAGAACTAGCGGAACTGGTTGCTGTTGAGGCTAGAAATCTTTACCACGGCGATTTCGCCAAACACGCTTAAGGAGAAATACTGTGAGCTCCCCGAACATTGTAAACGTAACAAGCATTGTAGGTACTACCACCTACTACACCCCCAGCGGTACGACTGCTGTTGTCCTCTTGGCCAACGCTGCAGCAAGCGGCACGGTGATGAAGATCAACCAGATCGTGGCTGCCAACGTCAACGGCACCTCGGCGGTCAACGCAACGGTGAGCATCTACAGCAACGGCGCTGTGGCTCAAGGCTCGGCACCGTCCGGCGGCACGGCTTACCCCGTGTGCTCGGTCATCTCGGTTCCGTCGAACGCATCGCTGATCGTGACTGACAAGACCACCGCAATATACCTGATGGAAGGCACGTCGATATCCGTCACCTCTGGCACTGCGAGCGGGATTACGTACTCGGTGTCTTATGAGCTGATATCTTGATTTTAGGAGTAACCCATGTCACTCCGCTATAAGGCTGCGATTATCAAGCCGGGGTTTAATCCTCTGGGCGCTCAGACCAGCACGTATGTATATAACTTGTTTACGTGGGGCTGGAACAGCTATGGCGAACTTGGCCAAAGTGATGTAGTTGACCGTTCCTCCCCAGTACAGGTCGGCGCATTAACAACGTGGTCTACCCTTGCGATGTCTGACACAGCTTCCATTGTTACTAAAACCGACGGAACTCTGTGGTCTTGGGGTGCTAACGCCCAAGGTCAACTTGGCCAAGGGGACGTAATTCTTCGTTCTTCCCCCGTACAGGTAGGCGCTCTGACAACATGGTCTAAGATAGCGGGCGGTAAGAACCACTTTATTTCTATTAAAACCAACGGCACACTCTGGGCTTGGGGGGCTAACCCTTACGGTCAGCTCGGCCAAAACGATGTAGTTTACCGCTCCTCACCCGTTCAAGTCGGCGCTCTGACTACGTGGTCTGCAATAGCCAGTGGCTTATACCACTCCATCGCCACTAAAACCGACGGCACTCTTTGGGCTTGGGGTGTAGGCAACTCTGGCCAACTGGGCCAAAACGATGTAATTTTCCGTTCTTCACCAACCCAAGTCGGTGCGCTGACTACGTGGTTAAACATAGCAGGCGGGGGATATTTCACCATCGCCACCAAGACAGACGGCACCCTCTGGACATGGGGCTATAACGGCACTGGAGAGCTGGGCCAAAATGATACAATTTATCGCTCTTCTCCCGTACAAGTCGGTGCTCTGACTACGTGGTCTAATATAGCTGGCGGCATCCGTCAAACCATTGCCACTAAAACTAATGGCACACTCTGGACATGGGGTAATAATGCCAATGGCCAGCTAGGACAAGGAGATGTAATTCTCCGTTCCTCACCTACCCAAGTCGGCGCTCTGACTACGTGGGCAACTATAGCCGGGGGGCGAGACACTACTACTACCACTAAAACAGACGGTACTTTATGGACATGGGGCCTTAACAGCTTCGGCCAGCTTGGTCTAGGTAATGTAGCTAACCGCTCCTCACCCGTTCAAGTAGGTGTTCTCACTACATGGTCAAGCATCGCCGGTAGTTCCGGTGGCTACCACACCATCGCCCTAGGATAACGAAATGGCCCAAATAATCGTATCAGGTGTTCGTTACTCAGGCGTGTGGTCACTGCAAGCCCAGATGCAGGCTGTTGCTGCGGGGACGTGGCCGGGGCTTCCGACGTTGTATACGTGGGGCAACAACAACAAAGGCGAGCTTGGTCAAGGAGATAGAGTTGGCAGGTCTTCACCCGTGCAAGTCGGTGCTCTTACTACATGGTCAAGCATAGCCGCGGGGGCATTTTTTATTATCGCCACTAAAACCGATGGCACGCTCTGGATATGGGGTCAAAATAACTTCGGCCAGCTTGGCCAAGGAGATGTAGTTTATCGTTCCTCGCCCGTACAAGTCGGCTTACTCACTACGTGGTCTAAAATAGCCGGTGGCAACTACCACACCATCGCCACTAAAACTGATGGTACTCTTTGGACGTGGGGCGATAACCAAAGCGGCGGGCTTGGTACGGGAAATGTAATTAGCCGTTCTTCGCCCGTGCAAGTCGGAGCACTTACTACGTGGTCAAATATAGCCGGTGCCGGCTATACCCAAACCATTGCCACTAAAACTGATGGCACCCTCTGGACATGGGGCAATAACATCTATGGCCAGCTTGGCCAAGGAGATGTAGTTTACCGCTCCTCTCCGACCCAAGTCGGCTCTCTGACTACATGGTCTAAAATAGCCGGTGGCTACGGTCACACCATTGCCACTAAAACCGACGGCACGCTCTGGACATGGGGTCAAAATAGCAGCGGCCAGCTTGGCCTAGGAGATGTAGTTTACCGCTCCTCCCCAGTACAAGTTGGTGCTTTGACTACGTGGCTCAATATAGCCGGTGGCTACTCCCACACCATCGCCACTAAAACCGATGGCACGCTCTGGATATGGGGTAATAACAACTTCGGTCAGCTAGGACAAGGAAATGCATTTCCCCGTTCCTCGCCCGTACAAGTCGGCGCTTTAACTACATGGTCTAAAATAGCCGGTGGCTACTCCCACACCATCGCCACTAAAACC